GAGTACAACCGGGCTTGGTACGCCAAGCAAAAAGCCAATGCCAAGCAGCGCGAATGGAACGCGGCCTACCGTGCCGGCAAGAATGCAGCCGCTGCCGCAGCGCTGGCCGTGGGAGGCACAGAATGATCCGCCGCATAGGTATACGCGAGCTGCTCAGGGAGCCGTTCAAGAAGCCCACCCCGCTGGAGGTGATCGCAGCCGAGTTGGCCGAGGCCCATCTGGCCAAGCTCCAAGCAGAGACCGGGGTCGAGTACGCTCAGTCCATCGTGGACTACAACGTCAACCGAATCAAGCGGCTGAACGCCCGCATGGATGAATACAAGACAGGAGAAAGCAAATGAAAGACAACGTAGTAGTAGCAAAAGAGTACACCGAGTGGCTGGTCAAGACTGGCGGCTACGCCAAGGACATGACCATGCGTGACCACTTTGCGGGGCTGGCTATGCAAGCACAGTTATCAATGCTGGAAATTAATTTAGCTATAAGCCAAGGAGACATTACGATAAAAAATGTTTCCGGAGGTTGTTATGAATGGGCAGACGCAATGCTCAAGGAGCGCAACAAATGACATGGCCTTTCCCGACCAAACCGCTACCCGATGCGCCCTACAAGCGCATCCCTTTCAACCCCGACAACTACGAGGATGCACCGCTATGAAATTTAGAAAGAAACCCGTGGTCATTGAGGCTACGCAATGGTTCAAGATGGGCGACCATTCTGCTGTGCTTTATAACCACAACTCAGTTCCAACTATTAAAACACTTGAGGGTGAAATGTTTGTCCGCTCCGGCGACTGGATTATCACTGGCGTGAAAGGCGAACATTACGCATGCAAGCCCGACATTTTTGCAATGACCTACGAGCCTGTGGAGGTGGAGCAATGAAAGTCAAAGACCTAATTGAAAAGCTGCAAGCGGTTGACCCTGAGTTGATGGTTGTGCGTGATGGCTACGAGGGCGGCGTTACTGAAGTAGGTTATGTCGTTGTAGAAGAGGTTGCTCTGAACGTCAACGAAGAGTGGTGGTACGGGGAACACGAAACCCTGTATGCCGACGAGAAAGACAACGAGCAATATGCTGGCGCACAACGCGCAACTGTTGTACACATTACTTGAGGAGTAACAAATGAGAGAAATCGACAAAATCTACATCGAAAAAGGCACAGAGCAAGACCCGTACACCGAGACGTTTGGCTCGGTCAAAAGCCTGATTGCTTTTTTGGTGATCTGCGTACTTGCATGTTCGGCATTCATTGCGTGGTTTGGGTGACGCATGAACGAACGGATTAAAGAACTGATTGAAGCTAACGGGTTGACTTTGCACGGCGACATAGAACATTTTGCCGCCTTGGTAGAAGCAGCAGCCCGTGCTGATGAGCGTGAGGAGTGCGCCAAGTTGTTTGAAACAATAACCAAAGACCCCGCAGTGCCACCTGTACACCTTTCGTTATCTGACACGGCAAAAGCAATCAGAGCAAGGGGAGCAACATGAATTGGCTACCAGAACACAAATGCGGACTGCATTTATCCCACAATGAACACCGAGATGTGTATGAAACTGTTGAGCAATTTTATGAAGCTGATTGTTTTGTTTCTCCAGAGGAATGGCGCAAGGCTGTAGCGGAGGACAGCGTCTGGGTGTTGCATTGGTATCCAGAAACACCTATTGGGTTTTATCGCATTGCTGCGTCAACACTGGAAGCCATTGAAGCGGAAGTCAAAGCAAGGGGAACAACATGACAGGCTATCAAAGCAAAAAGAAAGCGGCGATGGACAAGCTGGTAGTTACAGACCTTGATGGTCATGTGGTGCGAGATGTGCAAAAGCCAAAGAAAGTGGTAGCGCTGGACAGGGACGCTGAAATTGAGCGGCTCAACGAGAAGATTGAGTTCCTTGCGCGAACCAATATGCTGTACAGCGATTGGGAACACCGCGATACACAGGTGACCAGCGACTTAATTCGCAAAGGTATTGAGGAAGCAAAGATCAATGCGGAGTTACGCGCTGAGATTGAGCGCCTTAAATCAGCCCCACCACAGCGCACATGGGTAGGGCTTACCAATGAAGATTACAACGACATTTTTAAAAAAGCACGAACTGGTGAACACGCTGTGCAATTAGCTGAAGCTAGATTGAAGGAGAAGAACAATGGAACGTAAAAAATTGGGGTTGGAACTTGAAAGGCTTGCCGATAGGTTTAGTGAGGGTTGGCATGAAGGCATCAAGATTGATGCGTTAGACATTGTGCTGTTGATCGAGGCGGCACAAGCCTTGGCACAGCCAACGCAGGAATCAGAAGAACAGCGGATGCTACGGCGCAAATGGTTTGGGCACAGAGATACCGAGCATTTATCGTTTGTAGAAGCGGTGGAAATTACGATGACAACGCTAATGCAACAGGAGCAACCAGCGCAGGAGCCTAAGAGTGTCACTTATAAAGAAGTTGCGGACACAATGAACGCCCTGAGAAAAGGTAATTTCAGCCAGCAAGCCGCTGCCAAAGAGGTAGGGGAACTAAAACTTTACACCACCCCACCACAGCGCCCGTGGGTAGGGTTGACGGAGGAAGAAACATCGGGCTTCACCCAGCACGAAATGTCTGTGGTGAAGTATGTTAGCAAGGTGTTGCAGGAGAAGAACAGTGCGTAAGTCAACCCATGCCGACATCCGGGGCGCGCTCAGGAAGATGCCCGACGGGCTCAGTGTGTCGGACATCGCCCACATGACGGGCCTCAAAAGCAACACGGTGCGCCAAGCACTGCCAAGCATGCCCGACGTGTACATCGACCGCTGGGAGCGGACCAGCCGCCGCTTTGTTGGTCCCAACCCCCAGTGGCGGGCGGTGTACATTGCCGTACCCATACCGCCCAACCAACCCAAACCAATAAACGAAAGCAAACCATGACCGGAATCGAAGAAGCAATCCACGCAGTAGGCTCGCAGGCCAAGATGGCAGACATCCTAGGCTGCACCCAACAGAACGTCTCCATCATGCTCAAGAAGGGCTACGTGCCCACCAAGTGGATCAGGGCGGTGGAGCAGGCCAGTGGCATCCCACGCGAGCGCCTGATCAACCCGGCACTGGCCGAGCTGCTGGCGCCCACTGACATCTGATAGACTGTGGGTGAGGATAGGGCAGCGCGCCCGAAAAGACGGCTCCTTTACCGTCCTGCCTCACCTTTCTACTTAAAGGCTTTGCAAAGGCAAGTACATGACCAAGACCCTCAAAAGTGCGCCAATTACATTGGCCAGCACCTACCCGCTCGTCGAAACAACAACAGATTACTTTGTACCGTTGTGCCCCAAGTGCGGCGAGACGTACACGCATCAAGGCGCGGTGCATATCTACGACCGAGATACCGAAGATGCGCCACTTGGCCGATATACGCTTTGTAAGGCCAATACGACGACGGCGGTACATAACGCGCCGATGATTGAAAACCCAAGCCGTAGACGACACGGTATGGCCATTGACATGGAATGCGAGGTTTGTGGGCCGGTGGGGCGCCTTACCGTGTTCCAACACAAGGGGCAGACACTCATCGGTTGGCAGAAGTAAGGGGATGGCCATGCAAAATTCAGGTCAAGGGCGCCCCCCGATCGGGCAGGTATTCAGCCCCGACAACATCCCCGCCGACCTCAAGGCCCTGCGCCGCTGGGCTCCGTGGAAGGCCATCTGGAACGAGGAGCGCGGCAAGTGGGACAAGGTCCCGTACCGCCCCGAGGGCTACGGCCTGTCAAGCATGCAGCCCGAGCGCTGGGTCAGCTTTGACGAGGCGGTGCGTGCCTTTGACGCCGGGGGCGGCAAGTACAGCGGTGTGGGGCTGGTTCTCACCGGCATGACCGACGTGGTGGGCATCGACCTCGACCGGTGCGTCACGGACGGCCAGATCGCGCCATGGGCGCAGGAAATCATCGACTCGGTGGACAGCTACACCGAGCTCAGCCCCAGCGGCACAGGGCTGCGCATACTGGCCCGTGGGGCCATCCCCGAGGACGTGCAGGACAACGCCGTGGGCATCGAGGTCTACAACGGCCACAAGGGGCGCTTCCTGACGGTCACGGGCGACGTGCTGCGCGACCAGCCGGTGCGCACTGCGGACCCCGGCATTCTCAACGAGCTGTACACCAAGTACCGCAAGACCCGCGCAAGCGCCAAGGTGATCTCGCTGGTGATGCCCGACCTGATCCACGAGATGGCCCTGCCCGACGTGCAGGACATGGACATATCCCCCACGGCCAAGGACTTCCTGCTCAGCGGCCCGGGGGACACCGACGACCGCTCGGCCTTGCTCCACGCCACGGGCGTGCAGCTCTACAGCGCGGGTACAGCGACTCCATGGTGTTCTCCATTCTGGCCAACAACGACCATGCCTTCGAGATCGCCCTAGCCCACCGCCAGCAGGACGGCGATAGGGCCATGACGTACCTGTGGGTCGAGCATTGTCAAAAGGCCAAGCCCAAGGCCATCACCCGCGACTCGATCCTGTCTGACTTTGACGACCTCACCAGCGACCCGGAGGTGGCCGAACAAATAAAAAAGTCGGAGGACCGGTTCAGGGTCAAGGACGCCAAGGAGTTCATGCTGCGGCAGAAGGCTTCGTGGATCGTCAAGGGCCTGATACCGAACGCCAATCTGGGCGTGATCTACGGGGCTTCCGGCTCGGGCAAGTCGTTCTTTGCTTTTGACCTGTTCGCGGCAGTGTCCCGCGCCTTGACCATGAAGCAGCTAAAGCAGGCCGTCGAAGACGGGCACGTGGCCGAGCCCAGCAAGTGGCGTGGGCTCAAGACACTGGGCGCCCGCGTGTGCTGGGTGGCCGCTGAGGGCCAAGAGGACATGCGCAAGCGCGCGCAGGGCTACTGCCACAAGCAGGGCATACCGCCAGAGGCGCTGCACATGGAGTTCATCGACGAGACGCCCAACTTCTTGGAGCTGGCCGATGTCAAGTCCGTGATCAAGCAGATGAAAAAGCGTGGCCGCTTTGACATCGTGGTGATCGACACGCTGGCCCAAGTCATGCCCGGCGGCAACGAGAACAGCGGTGAGGACATGGGCAAGGTGCTGGGCTACTGCAAGGAGATCACCCGGCTCACGGGCGCCATGGTCGTGCTGATCCACCACAGCGGCAAGGACGAGAGCAGGGGCGCGCGGGGCTGGTCCGGCCTGCGGGCAGCGTGCGACTTCGAGTTCGAGATCATCCGCTCCGGGGAGGACCGTGTGGCCACCGTGACCAAGATGAAGGGCGGCGCCGACGGCGACGAGTTTGGCTTTCGGCTGGAGACCATTGTGGTTGGCCAAGACGAGGACGGCGACGACGAGACCACTTGCGTTGTGGAGTTCACGGATAGCAGCCGGGCATCGGTGGCGGCGGCGCAGGACCCCAAGGGCGACAACCAGAAGCTGATCATGCAGAAGGCCAAGAGCATGATAGAGCTGGCCGGGACGGGTGTTACCTTTAGCGAGATCGTCTCGGTGGTCATCCCGGAGTACCCCCGTGGCGACGAAACTGGCCGCGATCAGCGGCGCGGGAACGCCACGAGAGACCTCAAGGCGCTCATAAAAGCGGGTCGT